AAAATCATCTAATGAGACATACGGTAGAAGTCCAGCAATGAACGCATTACCAGATGTTAAGATGTTAAATTTAATGTCTAAAACTTCTATCAAGGCTGCACAAAAACAAATCGACCCACCATTGATGGTGCCTGATGATGGCTTTATGATGCCTATTAGAACCGTGCCTGGAGGATTAAATTACTACAGAGCTGGAACCAGAGAAAGAATTGAACCATTAAACATTGGAGCTAACAATCCTGTTGGTATTCAAATGGAAGAACAAAGACGTGATGCAATTAGACAAAACTTTTTTGTAGACCAATTGCTATCCGTACAAGGACCACAAATGACCGCAACTGAGGTTATCCAAAGAAACGAAGAAAAAATGAGAATACTAGGTCCCGTGCTTGGTAGACTACAATCAGAATTATTACAGCCATTAATAACAAGATGTTTCAATATATTACTTAGAAATAATAAGTTTAAAGAAATACCAGAATTTATTGGTGAGCAAAATATTGAAATTGAATATGTATCACCACTTGCTAAAGCACAAAAAACTGGTGAGCTACAAGCATTGATGAGAGGTATTGAGATTATGGGAGCATTACAAAATGTTGCACCTGTTTTTGATTACTTAGATACAGATAACATTGTTAATCATATTAAAGATGTTTTAGGCATACCTGCTAAGATTTTAAAATCAAAAGGTGAAGTCCAAAAAATTAGAGCAGAAAAAGAACAACAAATGATGCAGCAACAACAAGCTCAACAAGAAATGCAGGCTGCCGAGATAGCTAATAAAGCTGCACCATTAGCAAAGGTACTTGGTGAACAATAAAGATTTAATTGAATTAACAAAAACATATCAAAGAGTTTTTAAATCAGACGATGGTCAAACTATTTTATCTGATTTAGAAAAAAGATGTAACGTGCATAACACATCATTTTCTAATGACCCGCATGAAACATCATACAGAGAAGGACAAAGACAAGTAGTTCTTTTCATTAAATCAATAATAAATAAAAACCCTAAAGGAGAAAAACATGAGTAGCGAAAACCAGGTAGCGGCACAACCGTCTGAGAACAATGTTACGGAGTTAAATAATACACCAACAATTAATCAACAAATAGATAACTGGAAAGATACTTTACCAGATGATTTAAAAGGTGAAAAAGCTTTAGAGAGTATTCAAGATATTCCAGGCTTAGTTAAATCTTATGTCCATGCACAAAAGATGATTGGTTCAGATAAAATTCCTGTTCCAAATAAATATGCAACAGACGAAGATTGGCAAGCAGTTTACAACAAACTGGGTAGACCAGAAAGTCCAGATGCTTATGAATTTAAATTTGATGATAATTCATCAATTGATGAAAATGCTTTAAAAGGTTTTAAAGAAGCAGCTCATAAACATGGTTTATTACCTAAGCAAGCTGAAGGGATTATGAATTTTTATAATGAGATGACACAAAATTACATCCAAGATTTAAATTCAAAATCAGAACAAGGACGTATGAACGCAGAACAATTTTTAAAAAAAGAATGGGGTGCGGCATACGATAACAAATTACAGCAAGCTGGAACCGTTGCTAATAAATACTTAGATAAAGATTTTATGGATTTAACTTTATCTGATGGAACCAGAGTTGGAGACCATCCAGGTTTTGTAAAAGCTTTTGCTAATATCGCTGGTGAATTAGGTGAAGATAAGTTGGTTCAAGCTAATGGTCCACAATACATGACCCCTGCTGAATTAGACAAGCAAATCAGAGAATTACAACAACCTGGTTCTGCTTACTGGTCTAAAAACCATCCAGGTCATGCAGCGGCTGTTCAAGAGGTTCAAGATTTACTTGCTTTGAAATTAAAATCACAGTAGTAAATTGAATATAGCGGATAATCGAAAGACCCGTTTGCCAGTTGGAAAGACAACGAACCGAGAGGTTTAAAATCTAGGACGACCCGTAAGGACAATCAACCGATTATTTTTAACATTAACACAACAAAAAAGGAGACATAATTATGTCTATAACTTTAGTAGAACAATCATTTGTAGAACAATATTCTTCAAATGTGACTATGCTTGCTCAACAAATGGGGAGTAAGTTAAGACCAGCTGTTGATGTCGAAACGATCAGAGGAAAAAATGGTTTCTTTGACCAAATCGGTGTTACTGCAGCTGTTGCTAGAACAACAAGGCACGGAGATACACCAAGAATTGATACCCCACACTCTAGAAGACGTGTGAGCTTATCAGATTTTGAGTGGGCTGACTTGATTGACGACCTAGACAAAGTAAGAATGTTAATTGACCCAACTTCATCTTATGCAAAAGCTGCGGCTGCTGCTATGGGTAGAAGTATGGATGATACTATCATTACTGCTTTAGGTGGTTCAGCTGATACAGGTGTTGCTGGAGGAACTGCTGTTCCTTTACCTTCATCTCAAAAAACTTCTACAGCAAACCAAACTGACGGTTTAACTGTTGCTAAGTTATTATCAGCTAAATTCATCTTAGATAATAACGATGTAGACCCATCAATTAAGAGATACCTTGTTTGTGGTCCTAAACAAATCCAAGATTTGTTAAATACTACAGAAGTAAAAAGCTCTGACTTCAATACAGTTAAAGCTTTAGCTCAAGGTGATATTAACTCATTTATGGGTTTCAACTTCATTATGTCTACTAGACTTAACTTCGATGCTACAAACACAGACGACAGATTATGCTTTGCGTTTACTGAAGATGCAGTAAAATTAGCAATCGGTTCTGATGTTAAAGCTAGAATTGATGAAAGAAACGACAAGTCTTATGCTACTCAAGTATACTATTCTATGGCAATTGGTGCTACTAGAATGGAAGAAGAAAAAGTAGTACAAATACCTTGTAACGAGTAATAATTAGCTTAGTGGGGGGAGCAATCCCCCTGCTACTTTATGAAGACAATAAAAGATTTAAAACCTGTACTTCATTTTAAAAAAGGAGATTATGTTTACAGGTATGTTTTAGTGGATAGATTTAAAAATACTGCTAAAATACACTATGGTTTTGATGCAAAACTTGAAAGAACTGAAAAAGAAATTTTTGCATTAGAAAACGATAGAAAGATTAGAAGAAAGTATATAATTAAGGAGAATAAAAAAGATGGCTAGTGTAGTAGAAATTTGTAACTCAGCTCTAAATCAATTAGGTGCTTCAACTATTTTATCTCTTACAGAAAATTCTAAAAATGGCAGACTATGCAATGCAAGATATGAAACAGTTAAAGATAGTGTTTTGCGTGCGCATCCATGGAACTCAGCAATCAAAAGACAAACTTTAGCAGCAGATACTACTAATCCAGATTGGGGTTTTTCTAAACAATATACTTTACCATCAGATTGTCTAAGAGTTTTAACAATTCAAAATTATCAATCAAATTACAAAATAGAAGGACGTAAAATTTTAACTAACGATGATAACGTTAAATTAGTTTACGTTGCTAGAATTACTGACCCTAATGAGATGGATGTTTTATTAAGAGAAACTATTTCAGCTGCTCTTGCATCTGATATTGCTTATGCTGTTACTGCTAATGCAACATTACAACAAAGAATGGCAGAGAAGTATCAATTGAAATTATCTGAAGCAAGACATGCAGATGCTAGTGAAGGATATAATACAGACCCAAGTTTAGGTGAAGCAGACAATATTTTAAGCGAAGACTTTATAAACAGTAGGTTATAAAATGGCTAAGACACTTGTATCTGTACCTAGTTTTACAGCTGGTCAACTATCACCCAGAATGGAAGGTCGTACAGACTTTCAAAAATATTTTTCAGCAGGTACAATCATTAATAATTTTATTGTTCAACCTCATGGTCCTGTTGGCAGACGACCTGGTAGTTATTTTGTAGCAGAAGTAAAAGACAGTTCAAAAAAAACTAGATTAATTCCATTTTCATTTTCAACAACACAAACTTATATTTTAGAATTTGGCGATCAATATATTAGATTTTATAAAGATAGTGGTCAAATTACATCGGGTGGTTCTGCATATGAAATATCTACACCATATTTAGAAGCAGAATTGTTTGATATTAAATTTGCTCAATCTGCTGATGTTATGTATCTTTGCCATCCTAATCATGCGGTTAGAAAATTATCTAGAACTGGACACACGTCCTGGACACTTACAACAGTTGATTTTAAAAAAGGACCTTTTCAAGATCACAATTTAACATCAACAACAATGACAAGTTCTCATACTTCAGAAGG